CTACGGAACTGTTTGGTCATGGTGGAACACTAACCAGTACCGACGCAAGAACGAATAGCACTGGCTTTACGGTAACTTCATTTCGTTCTGAACTAGGTACAACTGAGACTGACACCCTAAGTACGTCAAATCAAAATCCCGGCGTCAGTGGACGAAGCACACAGTACTCACTAGGAAACTATACACGCAGCACTGCGTCCACGCCGTTTTCATTATTTGCTATTGCGGATGCTGATGGTGGAGAAACCACCATAGCTGTGGGACCAGAAGCACTCTGTACTGAGTGGACATTACCAGACGAAGCAGAGTTCTTAGCTATCGTCGCACCAGAAGCCGCTGACGGTGCTGGGCTACGAATATACAATTCAAGTGGCACTCTACAAAGTAGCCACTCATTCAGCCAGACATCTGGCGCAGTATCTGGTACACCTTGTGCATTGTACCTCGTATCGTCTACAGCGGGTACAGACGGCGCAGACGGCACATATTTTGACAATCCTCTTAGCCACACCCTTCCTGCTGGCACACGGATTGTTTCAGACTATCCTGCTTTCATTGTTTGGGAAGACGAAAACCCAGATGAAGATGAAAGTGTACTGTATGGTCACGGTTCTTTTGCGGACCCGATTTCAGGCAGTGCGGTAAACCTTGTTGCTAAACCCGCTGGTGTAGGTGCCACAAGCGCAGTCGGCACTCTGACTGTAAGCAACGACAGCAAGATTGTTCCAACTGGTGTTGTAGCCACAGGCGCAGTCCAAACTGTAGCAGTCACTGGCTTTGAGATTGATGTCTCTGAAGTCCTTGAAAGTGTCTCTGCTACTGGTGCAGTCGGCACCGTTGCAATTAGTAATACAGCCACACTTAGTGGTGTGAGTGCTACAGCTTCGGTTGGCACTGTCGAGGCAAAGCCAACAGAGGCTATTACTGGCGTATCAGCCACTGGTTCTGTAGGCACCGTAGCTATCAGCAATACCGTCACCCTCAGTGGCGTAAGTGCAACAGGTGCAGTAGGCACACTTGAAGAGAAGCCTACAGAAGCACTGACCGGTGTGTCGGCCACAGGTTCTGTCGGCACGGTTGCTATCTCAAACACTGTCGGACTGACAGGTGTAAGTGCTACAGTCTCTATCGGTACAGCCCAAGAGAATGTAACAGAGAAGCTGACCGGTGTAGCTGGTACCACGGCACTTGGCAATGTCAGCATTGACGCTGCCGCTACGGCAACAGGTGTAAGTGCTACCGCCTCAGTAGGCACTGTTGAAGTACAAGTAACAGAAATTGTTACTGGTGTGTCTGCTACCGGTGCAGTTGGTACGCTAACTCTTACTAACGACAGTAAGATTGTACTGACAGGTGTAGCAGCTACAGGTGCAGTTCAAGCCCCAAGTGTTGGCGGTCTTGAGATTGACATCACCGAAGTTATCGCCACAGGCGTTGAGGCTACAGGTGCTGTCAATGGTGTAGCGAAAGTTAATACCGGTGCTGGACTTACTGGTGTAGAAGCTACTGGCGCAGTCAACGGCTCACTGACCTTTAGCAATACGGTAACGCCTACTGCAGTCGTTGCGACAGGCGCAGCCGGTACAACACAGCCTAATCTGCAGATTGCTGCAACAGGCGTAACTGCTACTGTCGCCACATCTGAGGGACGGCAGAACGTAACTGAAACACCAACAGGTGTAGCAGGTACAGGTTCAGCAGGAGACATCAGCCCGAATGTAGGTGCTGGACTTACCGGCGTAGAAGCAACTGGTACAATAGCTTCTGTCGGCGTAGGTATTAGTGAGGCACTAGACAGCGCACCTGCTACAGCATCTGTTGGCACTATAACCGTAAATGTCACAGACATTATAGCTGGCACGGCGGGTACATCCACACTTGGCACGATTACTACCACCGCTGTAGTATTTGACTTTGAAGCAATTAGAGACCTGTACGGCAGAAAGCGTGTCGTATATGTTGAGAAATTTACAGACAGTTCCAAAGAACGTCGGGTCTACGTACCACACGAAGAAAGAACTGTCGTAGTTGGTAAGGCTGCTTCGCCAGAAAGAACAGTTCGCATACCACAAGAAAGTAGAACAGTTTATATTGACAGGTTCTCTACAGTGGCAGAACGCAGAGCAAAGGCAGCATAGGAGATTTAAATGTCATTTAGGTGGCCCGTAAAAGACCCGGATGAGACACTAGATTACAGTGTTGATTGGTCTCGTTTCTTGGGCAGTGCTACAATTAGTTCTGTAGTCTGGTCTGTGCAAACGCCAGAGATTGGCAAAACAACGCTGGCAGCAGGACAAACACTTACCACAGCTTCGGGTGGTGCAGTAACAGACAGCATTCAAAACGTGTCTCAAACAATAAACACTCCGACTAGCACTGTTGCTACAATTAATATTGGCGGGGGAGTTTTGAATAGAGAATACACATTTACATGTGCAATGACAGACAGTAATGCTAGGGTCGCAGAACGAACTATTAAACTAGTGATAAGAGAGAAATAATGGCTTACGATTTCCTTGGACTTGTAAATGAAGTAAATAAGCGAGTTAACGAGGTCGAACTTACAACTTCCAACTTCGCTACTGTAAAGGGCTTTTATGCTCATGCTAAAGATGCCGTCAATGCTTCTATACGGGACATCAATCAGCACGAGTTTAATTGGCCCTTTAATCATGTGGAGCAAGAAGATACTCTGTCGGCTGATGTTTCTCGCTATCCGTTCCCGCATGACACGAAGCTGATTAACTTTGAGACGTTTCGTATTAAGAAAAATAGTACGCTTGGCAACGCTACGACACGTTTGAGTGTCATGGCGTATGAAGAGTATTTGGACAACTATGTTGAGCAAGAATACGACAGCACGACACGACAGGGTGTTCCTCACTTTGTTATTCACGGACCAGCCCTTGAGTACATTCTTACACCAGAGCCTGACAAAGCATACACTGTAGTTTACGAATACTACCGTGTTCCTGTGGACCTAGCCTTGCACGATGACGTGTCATCTATTCCAGAACGCTTCAAGCATGTGATTGTAGATGGTGCCATGCACTATGCCTATCTGTTCCGTGGCAATACACAAGACGCACTTGTAGCTAAAGAAAAGTTTGAAGAGGGTATCAAGAATATGCGTACCACTCTGATTAACCGCACATACTATGTGCGTTCTGGCATGATTGCACAGAACACTGGTGGCAGCATTAGTTCAACGAGGATTGCTACTTAATGGCTGACAATTGGCGTACCTACTCAGTTCTCTTTCAGGGCGGGTTGATTACTAACCTTGCTCCGTATCAACAGGGACAACAGGCACCCGGCTCCGCACGTATCTTGCGTAACTTTGAGCCGTCAGTGTTTGGTGGGTATCGTCGTGTGGAAGGCTACAGCAAGTTTGACAGTGCTGCTATACCTAACGTCACAGCAGATGTAGATGGGGCTGTAAGCGCATCTACGACGTTGACAGTGGACAATAAGTCAGGCACGTTGGCTGTGGGCATGGTGGTCAATGGCACAGGTGTAACAGGCGTAGTTAAGATTAGTGCGATTACGTCGCAAACATCCGGTGCTGCTACAGTTACGCTGGATACAGCACAAACTATTGCAGACGGTACTGCACTAACATTCAATAAAATTATTCGTGGTATTGTACGTTACGATGGTAAAGTGTTTGCTTGTGAAGACAACGATGTTTACTTCTCAACAGGCTTTGGCTGGACTAAGATTACTGACAATGCCACGTATGGTAGTACAGGTGTAACGGTAGGTGGCACGGGCAAGGTACGCTTTGTAAAGTATGACTTTGACGGCACAGAAAAGTTTATCTTGGTTGACGGTACAGGCAAGCCTTATCGGTTTGACGGTACAACTTTCGCACAACTGTCGGCTCTTTCGTCTGACACATCTGGCGCATCTTTTGCTGTAAACTTTAAAAACCACGTTGTATTTGCCAATGGCAAGAAACTTATCTTTACTGCGCCATTTGAAGATGACGATGACTCTGTAGCAAATGGTGGATTGCTGATTAACGTAACTGACACAATCACTGGCTTGATTGTTTTCCGTGAACAGCTAGTTGTCTTTAGCGAGAGTAGTATCAATATTGTTCGTGGCACCAGCGTGGGTGACTTTACGTTGCAACCTGTCTCACGAGACCTTGGTGCCATTGCGCCAGACACTATTCAGGAAATTGGTGGTGACATTATATTCTTGGGTCCAGACGGTTTGCGTCTGTTTAGTGCGACTGACAGGGTTGGTGACTTTAGTCTTGGTGTCGTATCAAAGCCTATTCAGACAGAGACGATTGACCTGATTGCCAGTAGCCCCGGTGGATTTAACAGTACAGTCATTCGTGAAAAAAGTCAGTATCGCATCTTTGGATACAACGAAGCGTATCAGGATGACGCTGCCAAAGCTATTGCAGGTACACAGCTTGAGGATGGTATCAAGTGGAATGACATGCGGGGCATCAATGCCTTTGCTACATTCAGTGAATATGACGGCTCTGAAGAACGCATTTACTTCGGCAACATCAATGGCTATGTATATCAGATGGAGTCTGGGAATACATTCGATGGTGAAAACATTATCGCCACATTTGCTACTCCGTTTTTTTCATTGGAAGACCCAGAGGTTCGCAAGACAATTTACAAAGGCACTACCTATCTGGACGTAAACGGTGACTTTGACCTAGAGTTTTCCATGAAGTTTGACTTTGACCAGCCAGACTCTGTGCAGCCAGACTCAGTATTGTCTAGTGACTCATCTGTGTCCGTAACGTACGGTACAGGCATTTACGGTACTTCCATCTTTGGTAATAAACAGAAGGCTATCTACGAGGTGCAGACTATTGGGTCAGGATTTACTGTTTCTATGCTTTATGAAACAACAGGGGCAAATACAGACGCCGTGTTCTCAGTAGACGCTGCTACGTTAGAATACGCCATCAATGACAGGAGATAATAATGGGTACAGGCTACGTACGTAACGATACGGGCAACAATATTTCGGACGGTAACGTCATCAACGCATCCGACTTGGATGGTGAGTTTGATGCCGTACAAGCCGCCTTCAACGCCTCTACTGGACACAGCCACGATGGCACAGAGGGTGAGGGGCCGCAGATTGGTGCAGCCGGTATTGCCAACAACGCTGTCGCACTTGGAACTAAAACAACAGGTAACTATGTAGCAAGCCTGACTGCAGGTTCTTTGATTGACCTGCAAAACAATTCCGGTGAAGGCGCAACGCCTACTATTGACGTTGACCTGACAGAACTAACAGACATGACAGCGTCTGCTGTGGCTGCAGACGAACTAGTAATTCTTGATAATAGCGAAGGCACGCCACAAAGTCGTAAGGCTATTAGCGAGATACCCCTTAGTATCTTCAACAACGACAGTGGCTTTGCATCTGGTACAGTTACGTCTGTTGGTACGACAGGCAGTGTAAATGGTATTACTCTTACCGGCACAGTTACTAGTAGCGGTAACCTAACGCTTGGTGGTACGCTTGGCAGCATTGCCGTTAGCCAGCTTGCTGGTAGTGCGCTTACTACAAGTGCAGAGTCTTTTGCAGACAACGACAGTACACTAATGACAAGTGCGGCTATTAATGACCGCATTGAAAGTTTTGGATACACAACGAATACAGGCGACATTACAGGCGTCACTGCCGGTACTGGCTTATCCGGCGGCGGTGCATCCGGTGCGGTTTCATTGGCTGTAGATTTATCTGAACTTACCGATATGACGCAGACTATGGTCGGCGCAGATGAGTTTATTGTTCTTGATAATGGTGCGGACAGACGAAAAGCTGCTAGTGAAATACCTCTTAGTATTTTCAACAACGATAG